TGGTGGGGATCCTACTACGATTGGTGGGGCGCAGGAGGCGCCGAAGCGGTGCGGGGCTATCTGGGCCACATGGCGCTTGATGTGGTGCCGTCCCGCGCGCCTGTCACGTCCAGCACGGCTGAGGCGATGCACGCGGGTGACGGGGCTGCTGCGGGGCTGATCCGGTCGGCTGTGACCGAAGGCGCTGTAGGCTTCAGGGGCGGTTGGGTTTCAATCAACGCGGTGCGCGATCTGCTAGAGTCTGAGGACCTCAAGGTTCCGGGCGGCCCTTATCTGGCACGCCAGCTTGAACAGATCGGCTACAGGCACACGATGCGATGCAACACATCACCTTCCGAAGCAAACCGCTTTCCCAAGGCAGCGACAAAGACTCGACTGTATCATGTCGAGGACCTGGCAGGCAGAGGCCCCGCAGACACCATGGCGCTGTATGACGCAGCGCAACGATTGGGTGACAGCGGCCCGGTCCGGTCAACAGTGATTAAAATGCCCGGTCTATAAATTAACGTTAAATTAAAGCCCCGCCCCGTTAAATTGTGGCGGGGCTTTTTTGTGCCTGATGGACAGATAGTCTGGTCCGGTGGACACCTTGACTGTCCACCTTTAAACGTTTGATTTGTTTAGTTTTTTATGCTACTGGACCGATTGGACAGATAGTTAGAGGTGTTTCGTAGGTGTAAAAAATGTGAGGTTCTATAATTAATATAATTACTATGGATGCTTTCTCACTCGCTATAGGCCCAGTGCTAGGTTGCTGTCCAATCGGTCCGCGCTTCAGGATTATTTAATAAAACCAAAGGTTTAACAGGTGGACCGATGGTTTTTGGTATCTGCCCATCACAAACCTCTTGCATCTGGCGGCAATAAGCGGCAATACTACCCAAACACAACCGGAGGAACACCATGCCAATGCCCCGCAACGGATTTGACAGCCTGGCCGCAGTGGCCCGCCTGAACGACGACAACACGTCACATCACCGGGAACGCTGGCCGACGCTGGATTGGGTGTGGGATGAACTGGACGATCTGCGGGCGGATGCCGCCGAGGCAATCGACCATGACGACCACGCCGCGCTGTCAGACGCGCTGTCAGAGGCCGCAGAGCAGCGTGACGCGCTGTCCGAGGCCGTCCGGCTGCTGTTAGAGCCTGAGCCGGATATGGACCGTGTGCAGGCCATTCTGATGGGGTGTTGGTGATGACCGATACTGCAGAACAAGCCGCACGCATGAGGACCATGTGGTCTGCGGTGGCATTAACATCACTCAATGACGCAATTCACCATGCCTCAAGGGAATCCAAAAAGAACAAAGGCCGGGCGCTAAAAACCCTGACACTGTGGGCAAACTCACGGGACGGTCGGGAAGTGCTCAGTCTGGCTGGTATCAACCCCGACAAGCGTACCACTGAATGCATGGTGGCATTCGCAGCCAAGGGTGTGCCACCCACAATGTCGCGCAAAAGGGAGACAGACCAATGATGGGCGCAAAGAGTAACGCCGGACGCGTCGGTGTATGGGGCGCGTCCGGGTCGGGGAAATCCAGCTACGTTAAGCGCCAGCTTGCCAAGCGCAAGCGTGTGGTGATCTTCGATCCGCAAGGCGAATATGACGCCACGCAGGCGCAGAGCGTCGAGGCCGTGCGGCTCGAAATGATGCGCAATTGGTCGGGCTTTCGGATCGCTTACAGGCCACCGCCGGGCAAAGAGGCCGCAGCGCTTTCGGCTTTGTGCAAGCTAATCACGTTCGCGCAAACGCCATTCAAGGAAACCGGCACGGGATCGGCGCTGGTGCTGGTGGTCGAGGAAATGAACCTGTCGTTCCCGGTATCGGGCGGGGCCGCGAAGTGTCCAGGCTTCGCGCAGATATGTAGCCGGGGCCGTCATTACGGGGTCGAGGTTTGGGGCGTGTCGCAGCGGATAGCAGAGGTGGACAAGCGCTTTCGCGGCAACTGCACCGAAACCGTGGTGTTTCGGCAAAAAGGCGCGCGGGATCAACATGCCGCCGCGCTTGAGTTGGGATGCAAAATCGCGCAACTGCCCCGCGCGAACCTGACTTACATTCACGAGCGCGCCGGGTCGATTGAGACCGGCAAGATAACTTTTCGGAAAAACGCTTGAATGCATGATCGCATTCGCGGCCAAGGGTGTGCCACCCACAACCGCGCAAAAAGGGGTGAGGCTGTGATGGCTTGCCATACGTAATTACCCGCGCTATATTTAATGCATGGTAAAAATGCCCAAACCCAGAACGCCATCACCGACAGGCAAGGATCCTGCTACGGGTAAATTCGTGGCGGGTAATCGCTTCTGGGAACAACGGTCATCGCACGGCGCAAACCCTAAGTTTGAAAACGCCAGCGATCTATGGGACGCTTGCGCAGAATACTTTGAATGGAACGCTGACAACCCGCTTTATGAGGCTCGACCGTTCGCGTTTCAGGGTTCCGTCACCATTGCTCGTGTTGAAAAGATGAGGGCTATGACCATTGGTGGGCTTTGCATGTTCTTGGATGTGACGTTTGAGACGTGGACAGAGTGGCGCAAAACACGTTCCGATTTATCTGAAGTCATGGCGTGGGCCGAAAATGTCATCTACCGTCAGAAGTTTGAAGGCGCGTCTGCCGACATGTTGAACCCTAATATAATTGCCCGTGATCTTGGCCTAGCCGACAAGAAAGATTTGTCGTCCACCGATAAAAGCATGTCGCCCAAGCCCGCGCTGGACGTATCCCGCCTGTCATTTGAAGCCCTGGCGGAACTTGGCAGGCTTTCCGATGCTGCCGACGATTGACGACGCACTGGCGGCTGATAAGCTCGCGTGCAGTCGATCCCTTGCTTATTTCGTCGAGCGTGCGTGGCGTCATATCATCCCTGACACGTATCAGCACGGGTGGCACATAGACGCGATCTGCGAGCACCTGGAGGCGGTCAACGCCGGGCAGATTACGCGGCTGCTTGTCAACGTCCCGCCCGGCACGTCCAAGTCGACCCTGATCGGCGTGATGTATCCTGCGTGGCTTTGGGGTCCAGCAGGAAAGCCTGAACACCGATACATCGGCGCGGCTCATGAGCAGGGCCTGGCGGTGCGCGACAACCGGATGATGCGCGAACTGGTCAATTCCCCTTGGTATCAAAGGCGCTGGCCGATTGCGATGATGGGCGACCAGAACGAAAAGCTGTATTTTGAAAACGAGCATCGTGGATTCCGTCAAGCCTGCGCCGTGGCGTCAATGACTGGCCGCCGCGGGGGCACGGTGGCGTGGGACGATCCTTTATCGCCAGAAAAGGCGAACAGCCCAACGCACCGCGAAACGGCGATCCGCGTGCTGTCCGAAACCGTGCCCACCCGCTTGAGCGATCCGGCAAAATCTGCAATCATCGTGGTCATGCAGCGGCTTCACGAGAAAGACCCAAGCGGGCACATTATCGCCAGTGATCTGGGATATGAACACCTACGCATCCCGATGGAATTTGATCCGGCGCGGCGATTTACAACATCGATTGGCTGGACAGACCCGCGCCAGACCACCGGCGAATTGCTGGATCCTGTCAGGTTTCCGCCAGCAGTCATTGAGCGCGACAAAAAGGCGATGGGGTCTTACGCGTGGGCCGGTCAGATGCAGCAGCTACCCAGCCCCGCCGGGGGCGGCATATTCCGCTCCGACTGGTGGCAGTATATGGACACCGCCCCGCCTATCGAGTGGCGGTCGATCTATGCCGACACGGCGCAGAAAACCAAAGAGACGAACGATTATTCAGTGTTTCAATGCTGGGGCCGGTCGCGCACTGGGCAGGCTGTTTTGCTGGACATGGCGCGCGGCAAATGGGAAGCGCCAGAATTGCTGGAACGTGCCCGCCAATTCTGGGCAAAGCATAACGCGATTGACGGTCAAGGGGCGCTGCGGTCATTCAATGTCGAGGATAAGGTGAGCGGCACGGGCTTGATTCAGCAGTTGAAGCGTGAGGGCGTCCCGGTCTTGCCGATCAAGCGCAACATCGACAAAATAACGAGGGCATATGACGCCGCGCCGTTCATCGAAAGCGGTAACGTGACAGTGTTACGGTGCGTGCAGCATCTGTCGGACATGATGGGAGAAGCTGAAGCCTTTCCAAACGGCGCGCATGATGATACGCTTGATCCGATGATGGACGCGGTATCCAGTATTTTACAGGGTTCAATCAATTCATGGGCTGGAACAATATGACAATCATGGACGGCCTGCGCAACATCGTCGCCAATCTCGGCACGGACCGGGACAAGGCTGCGCACACCCATTATTACAACACCACAATCGCCGACGATCAGCTTGTCGCCATGTATCGCACCAGCGCCATTGCCCGCAACGTGGTGGACCTGCCCGCAGAGGATGCGACCCGTGAATGGCGGGAATGGCAAGCCGATGCGGTGCAGATCAGCGCGATTGAAGCTGAGGAAATGCGTCTGGGCTTGCAGGGCAAGACGATGCAAAACCTCAAGCGCGCGCGGCTGTTCGGCGGCGCTGCAATCTATATCGGCACGCGCGACCTGGACGCATCGAAGCCGCTGGATCCGGCCCGGATCGGCAAGGGCGGGCTGCAATATCTTGCGGTTTTGAACAGGTCGGAAATTACCGCCGGTGAAATCCAGCGCGACCCGCGCCTGCCTGGGTTTGGCAAGCCGATCATGTATCGGATGAACCCTGCCACCGGCGCATCGGTTGATATCCACCCAAGCCGTCTTGTCATTGCAACGGGCGAGGAAGTGCCAGATGATCGGTATTCCGCATACCCTGGCTGGGGTGACAGCACGTTGAATGCCACGATCAGCGCCGTGCGGAACCTGGACGCCACCATTGCCAACGTCGCATCGCTTATATTTGAGGCTAAAGTTGATGTGATCGGCATCAACGGATTCAACGAGGGGCTGCGCAGCGGTGGCCAGTCGTACGAGGATGTTGTGCTGGCCCGAACCAGCCTGACGGCGCGCGGCAAGGGCATCAACGGCGCGCTGCTGATGGACGCCGAGGACACATACGATCAGAAAACCGCGAGCTTTGCCACGCTGCCGGACATCATCGACCGCTTTATGCAGATGGTCTCGGCGGCATCAGGCGTTCCAATGACGCGGCTTTTCGGCATTTCAGCGGCGGGCTTGAACGCGACTGGCGCTGGCGATGAAAAGGTTTATTTCGACCGCGTGAGGGTAATGCAAACGCTTGATCTGGATCCGGCCATGGAAATCCTGAACGAATGCCTGATCCGGTCGGCGCTGGGTAATCGCCCGCCTGAATTGCATTGGACGTGGCGCCCGCTATTCCAGCCGACGGCCAAAGAACGGGCTGATATGGGCAAAGTTCTTGTTGACAGCGCAAAAGTGCTCTATGACATGGACATCTTGCCACAAGAGGCGCTTGCGGATACAATCGTAAACACGCTGACCGAAAGCGGCGCGTTTCCGGGGCTGGAAGGCAAAGTGAAAGAGTTTTTTAACGTGGTGGAGTCAGACGAATGAAAATGACAGACGCAGCCACGCTTACAGGTGCCCGCGTCACA